AGTAGAGGCCGTCGATTTCTTTGGCTCAACCACTTCGACAAAACGTTCAAAACCTAAGGGCTTTAAAATATGGATAATGTCATTATCAGATTCTAAAACACCGTTTTTGATATCTAGGTTTTGCCCAGCAATAACGATTTTGGTTGGCTTGTAACCTTCTGGTGCCTGATACTTAAAAGGCATGGGAATCTCCTATACGACAAAAACCCCAACACCTAAACGGTTAGGGTTTGTGCCTTCATCATCAATTGGAATAGAATTTTTTAACGCAAGGTAGCGCTGGCCATACATGCTGAGATCATAAAAAGCTTCTTTCGATGATCGGGAATAACTCACGCTTTGACCCGCGATAGTCATGCTTGAGGCATTACTAAAAGCAGCACCATTGCCACTTGCTGTACCGACTTTAAGAATATGTGCTGCATATAGACCTACAGCACGTTCCTTTAATGCCCCGAACTCAATTTGAGATACGACCAAATCTGCTTCTTCCAATGCATCCTGAATTTTTGCATCAGGCAAATTGAGTAAGGTTGTATCAGTCGAGAATTTCTGGCGAAACGTTTGTACGTCCATAGGTCCTCCTTATTCCTTAGCCTGATCTAACTTTGCTTGTAGCTGTTCAAGTGTTTCATCATCACTGAACGTTACTTCTAATGCTGCAAGTTCAGCTTTCACAGCGGCTAAAGCAGCTTCATCTGCTGCCTTGGCTGCGTCACTAGCTGCATCATTTTGCTTACCACCTTTGCCGCCACGTCCACCAGTTTTACCCGTTGCTTTTGGCTCATCATCTGGGATTTCCTGAATATCAAGTTCGCCCTTTTCAACAAGTGACTTAAAAGCTTTCCCTTTAGAAATGCGTGTAAAATCCTCGGTACTGACTTCTACTGTTTGGCCTTTACCGACCTGAATCCCATCAAAAGAAAAAGCGGCCTGAGAGCCGCTGTAAGTAATTTTTTGCATGTTTAGTTTTCCTTATTCAACATCATAGTAGCGGAGAGAATCGACACGTTTTAAATAGACACCTTCATACATATAGTGCCCCGGTGTACGCATCACATAATTGATAGGTTGAGCTGCCAAGAATTCCAGCTCATTACAACGGAAAGTAATGCAACTTGGATCACGGCGATAAATAATGCTGCGGTCTGTACCACCTTCACCTTTACCCTCAAGCGTACTTTCAGAAGTAAACGTTAGTGTTTTACCCTGCATAGCAAAAGTGTTCTTTTCCTTAATATACTCAAGGAAAGTTTTACCTGCTGAGTCTGGAACGACACGACTTGCTAGAAGAGTGTATTTATTCTCTGGCATTACAAAAGTATCAGGCTGAACACTGCTATCAAACTTTGAAGCATTGGTAGCGCCTTTAATTGCCTTATTAATGTCTGCAAGGACAGCTTCAATTGTAGCCGTTGCATAATCAACCGTGGAAGTAATGACCTCTACACCAGTCTGGTTATAGAAACCAAGTAAACCTGTTTCTGGCTCTCCAAACCATGCCACATCACTCATATGGTTTTCATAGGCCAAACGAGCAGCAGCTACTTTGTCAGAGGTTAATTGGATACCAGCTTTTAAGGCTGCCGCCGCATCAAAGATACTGATTTCGTAACCAATAACACCTGGTTGTACTGTGAGTTTTACCTCATCGTAAACAACCTCTGCCAATGGCACATCATTACCTTGACCTGAGAAGCGCTTACCACGTCCCACACCTTTCTTACGCTGCAAGACACTTGCAGAACCAATGACTGCACCTTCCAAACCTTCGATTGGTAAATACTTCGCGTATGCTTGAGCTTCAGCAAGTTGCGGCGTCATTTCATCTATTGATTCAAGCTTTAATAGCAACTTGGCAAAGTTATCTAAATTAAAGGCATCACCTACGGCGATTTGCACGCCATGTGCAACGGCCGATAAGCGAATTTTCATTTGTTCTAATTGTTTTGACATTTTTACGCTCCACGTAATCGAAGGATTGCTAAACCATCAGGACCAGTGATGGTTTCCCAAGAGGCATTAGGTAGTTCAGTTGAATCTAATGCTGCTGATGAAAGAGATCCTAACGGCGCTTGTGCTGTTGGGTTTGAGGTACGGACATACACCTTAGCTTTGATATCAATCACAGGAGCTGTAGGTTTTACCCAAATTGACCCAATCTGCATAATGGGTGCACAATCTTTAGCCTGATATGCTTCTTTGCCTAAGGCGTTTTTTCCTGATTTGCCTACATGCTGAAAAACGACTACACCAAACTTTGTGTTAGTTGCACCAGTTACCGCAGAGACGGTTTTACCATCCGCAGACTGTACTGCTACCTCCCCATCGCTTAACACTGTAGTGCCAGCGACTGCCAAAGATAAGATTTCTTCGGGCATGTGCAACCGTGCACGCATACCCGGAATTGCTTGTGGTGTTAATGACATTCTCTTTTCTCCAGATACTTAGAAGCTTTGTTTCCAAGCTTCTTTTTTGTTGTTGGTTTTGTTTTCATCTCCTTGAGGCTTACCATCACCAGCATTGACTTGCTGTTGTTGGTTAAGTGCATCACCTACAGGATTCGATGGTTGTGTACCTTTAACAGCCGACAATGCGCGGAATACTGTATCGATCTGATCGGGTTTTGCATCACCTACCGCAACACTACCCAATACTGCACCCACCAATGCATCACCCGCTTTAGCTGCAATTACATCGCGCTTGATTTGCTCACATGTGCAGCCTTCAGTTTTAACAGATGGAACCAATGCTTTAGCGTCAGCAATCACAGCAGCGCGTTCTGTAGCGGCTTGTTCTAGTTTCTCAGGAGTCATCTGGTTCTTTTCCAGATCACCGACTTTTTGCTCAAGAGTGGTTTTATCGGTATGCAATTGATCTACAATCGCCTGAACTGCGTTTAGTTCATCACCGATAGAAAATTGCTTATCACCGACCTTAAGTTTTGCAGCCTTCAAGTTTTCAAGCTGATCTTGTTGCTGCTTTAATGCATCCGCCAAGGGCTTGTTATCGCCAATGTCAAAACGAATACCGTTTACACTTACTTCCATTGTTTTCCCCTTTGGAGTTTGCTTTTCGTCACCGATGCGGCAATCACCACCACAACGCCCGTATTTAACGAGTGCAACGTGATTGCCAATAAAATTGATAAATTTTGCTTGGTACACCGTGCCGTCTGGCGCCGTGCCCTGTTCTAAAATTAATGTGGCTCCATAACCCAGCGACATTTCTAATCGCTCGTTGTTCTGGATTAAATCAATGCTGTCCTTATCCTTAATGAGCAAATCGCCCAATAGATATTCGCCTTCTTGGCGGACGTTCTCACAATAGCCAATGTGATAGTCCTTCCAGTTGGCTGCATTAATTTAATTCTTAGGTGGGTGATAATCCGTAGCATCTGCCCCATCCCAACTTTTAATCGCTGCCGGCTTAAAAAGCTCTTCAGCAGGTGTGTAGACGTTAATCGTCTGATCTGCTGAAAAGCCTTCTAAGTTTGGGAACTCATATGCATAGTACTGGCGTACCTGAGGTGCTTTTCCCAAGCGAACGTTTACGCATTTCAAATAACCTTCCGGTGTAAATGAGCGTGTCGATTCACTTGGCGCAAAGTCACCTACCTTGAAGCGGTAAATGTTTTTCATAAATTGCGCTCAATAAAAACCCACCGGATGGTGGGTTTAAATATTTTTAAATGGTTACTTATCTTTCGCTAGGAGTTTTATCAAAAAAATGACCATCTATAAGTTGACTTAAATCTATTGAAGTACTAATAACACTCCAATCTATCGTATTAAGAAATAAAACAATCCAAGTTATCATTAAAACAAGTCCGCTTCTGATAGGTACTCGACTAACAGAGTATTTTCTTAGTATTAGCATATTGATTATTGAGTCGATAAAACCCGAATGTTTATTAATCTTGGCTATTACTTTATTACTTTGCTCCTTATGATTTCCTTCATGATCAAGGTCGAAGAGAGAAATAAAATTATCAGCTCCAATGGCACTCTTTAATTGATCTTCAATTTCACTAGTTTTCAGTTCCCACCAATCATGCCAATATTTAGCGCCTGCTGCTACACCAATTTGATGCCACGAAATAAATATTCCAGCGAAACAAATTACAAATTCAACAAAGGGTTTGCTAGCTTGATTACTAAAAACCGCAGCAAGCAATACACCTTGAAATAACATAAAAAAATTATTTCTATTAATTAGCTGATGGATTTCAAAATTTCTTGTATCAATTGCTAGTTTGTATACAGCTTTGAGCTCGGAATATTTCTCATTAGTTTCTTTTTTATCTTCAGTCATAATAATTAAACTCTTAATTAACTAAATAAATCATATAGATAATTTTAAATATTACAACTAAATCAAGATATCCTCATAGTTAGGCAAGGCTGTGCAACGACAACGAATTTTCTTCCCGGGATGACCGCCCTTAGGTGGCGAATCCCAACGGTAAGTATGACCATGATGACTAGCACATTCAGGTCGAACCTTATCATCCCTTGATGTCCAATAATCATAGCTTTCGACACCAAGTGAACGCTGTCTTTGCTCGTTAATATCAGCATTAATTGTACCCATCTGATCTGCAGCAATTAGGCGACTGCGACTATCTGTAGTATGGCCTAGCTTAGAAATTGCTTTTGCAAGTTCCTCATTAGTCTGCCCCTGCTGCAAGGCATTTAGAACAAGTGCTTCAACCTTATCTGCATATTGGCGTGGTATGGATTTTATAAAAGCAACATTGGCTTCAATATTCTTATCAACAACCTCCTGAATATCAGCAGCTCGATAGAACGGCGTAAGATCCACACCAATAATTGCTTTGGTGTGCTCTGCAATCTGCTTGTCGACTTCCTTTTGCGTATCAGTCACAACCTTTGTGGCCAAAGGTCGGGAAATCTCAACAACATATTTTGTCAGCTTTTCCCTAAACGCCGTCATCATGTCAGAGAACCAAGCGTCACCGATGTTATGGCCTACCGTTGGAATGACTAGATCCTTGGTTTGGTCCTG